TGTATTCATTATGAGGCTTGTAAGTTCTACACAGACAAAACAAAATTTAATTTGCCTAAAAATGCAGAACATTGTGAAGATTTCAAAGACAAATCAAAATACATAGAACTGCCTGATATAAAAGAAAAGCAAGCACTATATTTAATATATTGTGATAAGGTTAAATGCTTAAATTTTCAAGGTTATTCAATTAAGAAAGGAATATTGAGTATACACTTGTTTAGAAATGGTTTTAATTGGTGGTGTAATGTTGACCAACTCGGCAAAACTGTATTTCTCACCAAAGCCAAAGCAGAAGCAAAATTAAAGGAGCTAAAAGAAAATGGATGAATTAAAACCGTGTCCGTTTTGCGGAAGCAAAATATGGAGATGCAAAGGTTATCAGGATATAACATTTTTCAGATGTTTGTTTTGCGGAGCGGTTATAAGTTTTCAGGGTTCTGAAGACGAAAAAGATGCTATAGAACATTTTAACAGGAGAGCAGGCAATGTATCCATACCACAACACAATTAAAAAGCGGATAAGAAACGGCGAGCTTGTAGGTTATGATTTTGTAGAGTATTACAAGAATATCGGCGGTGTCTGCTCCTGCAATTTAACACACCGCCGTTTGAAAGACCTGTAAGACCGCATAAGTATCACGAGTATGTTGATATTCTTGCGGATTGGAAAAGTGAAAGAAGGAGAAATATTAAATGCAACTGATTGAAAAAGAAGCAGTAATATCAATCATTGAAAATATTAAAGAGAATAAAGATATTCCAAAGAACTATGGTACGTTGTTAGATATATTAAGGCGGATAAGACAGCTACCTACAGTAGATGCCGAGCCTGTTGTTCATTGTAAGGATTGTGTACATTGGAACAAAAATAAGCCATATAATGAACGCTCGTGTAAGTGCGAGTGGTTTAGCTCATATCACAATGTTTCAGGTAATATTTATACGCATAACGATGATTATTGCGGTTACGGAGCAAAAAAAAGGACAATGAGGCAGAACAGCAATGACAAACGAAAATGATTTTATTAGATATGAGTAAGGAGAAACAAAATGACAAGAACTAAAACAACAAAAGCCATATCAGAAGCACTTGAAAATTATCTTAATCCTAACCTTGATACAAGGATATATCTTTCAAAAGAAGTCACATTTGATTATGCAACAGGACACCAAACGAGAGTTGACTATATGTTGTTCAAGCCTATCAACAATAGTATATCTGGAATTGAAAAGGGAGATTTTTACTGTTACGAGGTTAAGTCTTGTGTTGATGATTTCAAATCAAAGAACGGTCATAATTTCTATGGTGACTTTAACTATTATGTTATGACATTAGATACATACGAAGAGGTAAAGAGTTATATTCCAAGAGTAGTAGGCGTTTATACTCTTAACGCTTTGGGAGTGTTACATCTTACAAAAAAGGCTGTGCGTACTGACCGAAAATATCCATTTGCAGTAACGCTTATGATGATGTTTAGATCAGCCAATAGAGAATATTTCAAAAACAAGAGAAAGGGAAAAGCAAATGAGTAAGTCAATCTTACAACCAATAAAACCGCAATACTGTGAGTTAATCGCAAGCGGTAAGAAAACAATAGAGGTCAGGAAAACAAGACCTAAACTTGAAACACCTTTTAAGGTGTACATATATGAAACAAAAACAGGATATGTCAGCAGGTCAAAAGAGAACGATATTCTTGTCCCAATTAAATATCGTGGTAAATGTATCGGCGAGTATGTGTGTGATTATATTACTCCCCTTTTTTCAAGAAGTCGCTTTTGGATAACAGACGAAGTTTTATCTGCAGCGTGTCTTTCGTATGAAGAAATATCAAAATATGCAGGTGGAGCGTTAAATCTTTATGGCTGGCACATATCAGACCTGAAAATATATGACAAGCCGAAGGAGTTAAGCGAGTTTCAGGTTGTTGATAAAGATGAATTAGCAAAATGTCCTTATCGTGAAAGAATATATCAAAATCCTGAGCTTACTAATGGCAATTATCTTTTGGGTGGATATTCTTGTAGCAAAGTAAAAGAACCTGACTTTGATGATATTGATTTTTGCAGAGGTGGATGTGCTGATGTATTTAAGCCATTAACCCGCCCACCGCAATCGTGGTGCTATGTTGAGGAGGTATAAAATGACAATTAAAGAAGCAGAAGATTTTATGAGAGAACTTCAAATTAAACTCCTTGATGAAACAATCGACATTTATGCGGAGGAAAACGATAAATATCTTAGTGGCCTTTTTGAAATTATAGGATTTGCACTTAAAAATCTACTGCCTGATAATGAAATTGACAGTAATAAAAATAAATGTATGATTGAGTGCCCCTTCTATACTGTTGAAAATCGTTATGTTTGTTCGGAACTCTGCCCTGAAAATAATTGTTATCAATGCGTTGTTAAAAAATATCAGATGTATGAATCATCTTACCGAGTACTTCAAAATGAGGTAGACAAGCTACGAAATGAAAACAATAGAATACCTTTTCTTGAAGATGAAATTATAAGGCTGAAAGCTAAATTGTATGATGAACAAATAGAGATAACAGAATGAAAAGAGTTGTGATTGACAGATGAAAAAGCAGTTTATATTTCCGCTCATTCTAATAGCCATTGACATTGCAGCAGGTATTGTATACGCAGCAGCGGGTGATTATAAAAAATTCGTTTATTGGATAGCGGCTGCTGTTCTTAACGCAGCAGTTACATTTTAGATATTAATATATAAATTATTACATTATATATAAGCTCAAAAACAAAGTCGGTGCAAGTCCGACTTTGGACCTTGTATTCCGTATTATCTCTTCGACCAATATCAATTATGAAAATAAAAAAGAGGTGAAAAAAAGTGGCATTTATAAGAGAACAAAAAATCAAATCAGGTGAAGTATTGGAAATAGAATTTTTCCCTGTTCATGAAAGCGGGCGCAGGGTATCGGAAAGAGCGCCTAAAACTCATATGTCAAGCAAGCAACAGAAAGAGGCTAACAGAAAAAATGCCATAAAGCACCTTTTCAGATTAGTGCATGCAAATTTTAATAATAAAGATTTTTGGTGTCACTTTACATACCGCCCCGAAAATGCACCGCAAAACGAAAAAGATGCATTGAGAGATTTTTATAATTACATAAGAAAAGTAAGGCGATACAGAAAAAGGCACGGACTCGGTGAAATGGTTTACATATGTATTCCTGAAGAGGAAACCTACAAAACAGGAATATATGCAGGCAGAAAGAATTATCATTTTCACTTTTGGATGACCGGCAGAGGATTAACGCGTGACATGGCCGAAGATTTATGGGAGCCGAGAGGTACAAAGAATAATCGCGTTGAAGTAGATCGCTTTATGCCTGAGCGCTTCGGATATGATGCAGCGGTTAAATATGTGCAAAAAGCACCGGTAGGAGCAAAAAAGTATTATCCGAGTAAGGATTTGAAAAAGCCTGAATACAACAAACCTGTTGACGGCAAGACTACAAGGCTTACCGTAGAAAGAATGGCTAAAATACATTGTGGTGACCGAGGTTACTGGGAAAACAGATACAAAGGTTATGAGTATGTAACAGATGAGCCGAAATATAATGAATTCAACGGATATTGGTATACGTCTGTTGTTATGGTGAAAAAGGTCAATATACAAAAGCAAAAACAAATTTTAAAGCGCTAATTTGCATTAGCGTTGTTTGTGTTGCAAAAAAAATAAAAGGATGTGATATTGTGCAGACAAAATACAAGCTGCCAAAAGATATATATCAGGCAACACTATGGATTATCAGAGGTCAGAAGCGCAGAGAGGAGGAATACAAGGAAAAATATTCTGATATTCTTGAGGGTGGTGGAGCAAACTACATAAGCAAGAGGAATAAAGACGGTGAGGAAACCGAAAGAATATATGTGCCGTCAGGAAAGGGAACAAACCAAAGTACTACTGAGATGAAAGCTCTTGCACTCAATGCCCTTGAAAACTCTGAGGAAACAATAAAAATGCGCAGTGTGCAGCAGGCTTTTTCTGAAATCGGAAAAGATATTGCTGATGATGTTTGCAGAAATAATCTTATTAAAGCCTTATTATTGAACATAAACGATAGGCATAATTTTTCTTATGAAAAATTATATCTCCCTAAAATTAGTAAAAAGAAGTTTTATCAATATAAGTCTGAGTTTGTTTATCTTGTGGCATTAAAGAATAATTTTATAAAATAAAATTGAAAATGGCACCTGCGCCACCAAAAACAGTGTTATAATGAGTATAGTGATTAAAATACAAATTAAAATTTCGTCAGCAGATAAACGCTAATTTTATATAAATTCTTTTTTGTTAAAAAGAGACGATCAATCAGACAGTAAAATTACTGTCTGAATTTTTTTAATTTCTTTTAATTTTTGAGGTGGTGAGGCTGTGCTTAAGAAGAGACAGAAAAAAGCGTTGGAGCTAATGCTTGCAGGGGAGCTTAGTCAGAAAGAAATAGCTGCTCAAATCGGTGTGACTGAGCAGACAATAGTTAACTGGAAAAAGAATGAAGAGTTTATAAATGAGTTTAATGATGCATTGAGAAATAATATCAATACAGCAGCAGGCAAAGCGTTCAAAAGAGAATTGGAACTACTTAAAAAAGCCGATTCGGACAGTGTAAGTCTGAGCGCCGCCAAGGATATTCTTGACAGAGCAGGATTCAAGGCTGACAGCTTATTAAAGGTAAACGGTGAATTCTCTGTTGGAAGAGTCGAGGAAATACTCAGTCAGCTTGAAAGTGATGATAATGAGTGAAAGATTTATACTTTCCCCGAAAGCAAAAGCGTTTATAAAAAATAAAGCTCCTGTCGAGTTTATGGAAGGAACAACCGCATCGGGAAAAACAACAGTAGGAATATTTAAGTTTATCAGAGAATGCCTGAGAAGTAATAAAAAACAGCATATTCTATCCGGCTTGGATAAAGGAACAATCGAAAAAAATATTATTCAAAAGGATTTGGGGATTCTTGACTGCTGGGGCTCAATAGTTGAATATTGCCCTAACGGTAAGGACGGAATAGCAATGCCGCACTTATTGCTTCACGGCAGTAAGGATACTAAATGTGTATTTATATGCGGATATGATGATAAAACACGCTGGAAAAAGGTTTTAGGCGGCCAGTATGGATGTGTTTATATTGATGAAATTAACATTGCTGATATGGAATATGTAAGAGAAATTTCCATGCGCTGTGATTACCTTCTTGCAACGCTTAATCCGGACAGTCCGCAATTGCCTGTATACAGTGAATACATAAACCATTCAAGACCGATTGAAAAATGGAATGATGCACCAAACGAGCTATATAAAATGCTTGATTCAGCACCTAAGGAAGGCTGGGTGTGGTGGTATTTTTCCTTTAATGATAATTATGGCTTGACAAAAGAAAAAATCAATAAAATTAAGGAAAATGTTGCACCGGGCACAAAGCAGTATAAAAATAAAATACTCGGATTACGGGGAAAAGCAACAGGTCTTGTATTTCCTAATTTTGATGAAAAGAAGCATATACTGAAAAAAGAATATATAAAATCTCAGATTGCAAACGGGAATATAGAGTTTTCGATATTTTCAGCAGGACTTGATACAGCTTACAGCTCTTCAAGTGCCGATACAATCGCAATGCTTTTTCAGGGGATAACAACAGGCGGAAAACTCATAACACTTGATGAAAAGGTTTATAACAATAAAGACCTTGACAATCCGATTGCACCTTCGGATACAGTTTTGAATTTTATTCATTTTGTAGACAGAAACAATGATTATTGGACCGACGGAAAAACAATATGCAAAAACACTTTTATTGACAGTGCAGATCAGGCAACATTAACGGAATTTGCAAAATATAAGCGAAATCATCCGTGCATTTACAATTTCATTAATGCGTATAAAAAAACAAAAATAATTGACAGAATTAAATTGCAGCAGGGATGGATTCATTCAGGCTGTTATTTTGTTTGCAATACCTGTGTTAATCACATCTTGGAAATGCAAACATATTCGTATGACGAAAAGCAGGACAATACACCTGAGGATGCCAACGACCATACAATAAATGCAAATCAATACTGTTGGCTTCCATATAAAAGCAGAATAGGAGAACAGAGAAATGAAAGTAGGTGACAGGTTAAGAAATATGATGCGTTCATTTTTAGAGATAAGAGAGCCTGAAGCAATGAGTATAAACATAGATCAGTTGTATTCTCTTGAAGCCATGTTTTTTGTGAATGATTTATGGTACAGGGGACAGGCGAACGAGCTTCATGAATTTTATTCACAGCTTGATGACAAGATCGGAAATAACTCTTTTTGGGCATCAAGGCCGACTGAATCGTTTAATATCAGAAAAACACACAGCGGATTACCTTTTATTATTGTGGAAACATTTGTAAATATAACCACAAATGATATTATTGAAATCAATGTAAAGGACCGACAAAGTGAGTGGGATAAAATTGCAGAAGACAATGATTTTATTGAAAAGGTGAAAGACTCCATTCGGGGTATTTTGTCAAAAGGTGACGGTGCTTTCAAAATTTCATATGACAACTCAATTTCCGAATATCCGATTATTGAATGGTGGGACGGCGACAGAGTTGATTTTGAAATAAAAAGAGGGCGGCTCATTGCCTGTGTATTTAAGACAAAAAAGTATCATAAAGGCAGGGAGTATATTCTTAAAGAGAGATATTCAAAGGAGGGCATAAACTATTCTCTTTGGTGCGGAGAAAAACAGATTCCTTTCTTTGATGAACTCTCGGAATATGCCAATGATGTAGTCAATGAAAATAAATTTATAATGGCTCTTCCTGTTAAATACGGCCATTCAAAGCTGTTCAGCAACAGAGGCGAGGGTGTAATCAATATTAAAATTCCTGAGTTTGATTCCCTTGATGAAACAATTTCGCTCTGGAGACTTGCCGTCAGAAAAGGTCAGATAAAAACATATATTCCCGATAATCTGATGCCGAAGAATGTACACGGCGGAAATAAATCACTGAATTATTTTGACAATGATTTTATTGTAACAGAAAGAGATCTGACCGAGGGAATTGAAAATAAAATTACGTTCAGCCGTGCGGATATACCCTCCGAAGCACTTCTTCAGAAATACTGCAACGATTTGGATGCTTGTCTATGCGGACTTATTTCTCCCTCAACGCTTGGAATTGATGTAAAAAAGCTTGATAATGCGGACAGTCAGAGAGAAAAAGAAAAAACAACACTTTACACGAGAGGTCAGCTCATTGACATATATCAAAAGGCTCTTCCGAAATTGGTGAATATTGTTTTGATGGTTTATGATACATATCAGCAAAAAAGCATTTCCAAAACAGATGTGGATATAAGCTTCGGAGAGTATGCAAATCCGTCCTTTGAAGCTGTTGTTGAAACAATGACAAAAGCGAGGGGCAACAATCCTGTAATGAGTATTGAAGCTCAGGTGGAGGAGCTTTGGGGCGACTCGAAGGACAGAGAGTGGAAAGAGCAGGAAACACAGAGAATCAAGGCGGAGCTCGGTATTGCACAGGAAGAAGAGCCTGCAGTTAATCTTGATGTGCTTCTTGATGATGAGATTGATATAAATGAACAGTGATTATAATATTGCTGAAATTTACAGCGAAATGGAAAAGGAAATTATCTCTTCCATGAAACGTAATCTTTCAAGGCACAAAAGAGAAGAAAAGGATATAGGCTTTGATTTTCCTCAGTGGCAGGCTGAAAAACTGAAATCACTTCGTAAGTACCAAAAGGAAAACGCAGATATTGTAAAGGCGTATACGTCAAAACTCCCGAAAAATATATCTGATATTTTGAAAAAAGAGCTCAAGCAAGGTGCCTTACAGGAAATAGAACGGTTCAGGGAGACCTTGGGAAAAGGCTATGAATCCTCGGTTATCATGAAAGACAGCTTTTTCAAAATAAATACCCGCAAGATTAACAGTTTAATTAAGAGTGTAAATAATGATTTCAAAAAAGCCAATGCAGCTTGTTTGAGGTTTGCTGATGATGCATACAGACAAGTTATTTTCAAAAGCGAAATGTTTGTTGCAAACGGTGTATACACAGAAAAGAAAGCTGTTGAACAAGCAATCAGTGAATTTGAAAACAGAGGTATAAACTGCATTGAGTATTCTAACGGTTCCCGTCATAATATTGCAGATTATGCTGATATGGCGATAAGAACAGCAAGCCAAAGAGCGCAGATGATAGGCGAGGGCGAATTCAGAAAAAAGATAGGTAATCACCTGATAAAAATAACAAAACACGGAGGAACGTGTCCTCTCTGCGCAAAATGGGAGGGCAGAGTGCTTATAGATGATGTTTATTCAGGCGGTACGAAAGAAGACGGAAACTATCCTTTATTAAGTGAAGCTATGGCAGCGGGGCTTTATCATCCGCGCTGCCGACATGGCGCTGGTACATATTATCCAGAAATTAATGATGTTTTCGGCGATGATAAAATTGCTGCACAGGAAACAAATAACAATCTTCCTGAAAAACACATGAAGAAAAATTATTCTGTATCTGGCGCAGATAAGGCAATGTTTGAAAGATATAAGGGTGTGTTGAAAGAATTAAGCCCTGAAACTATTGATGATTTCATAAAAACCAAGTATAATAATAGTGCAGAATGGGAACAGTTGAAATATCAATACAGAACGGTAAATCGTTATGATGTTGATGGTGATGTTCCTGTTCAGACAATTCTTGATTTAGATAACGCAGCTTATTATACAAAGACAACTGGTTTTGATTATTCTAATCTTACAGGAAATGACAGAAGAGAAATTAAACAGTTATCAAGCGGTGGTAATGCTGCTGCTATGAAATTAGATAATTCGATTTATTTTTCACACAGTAGGGTAGGAACTCCAAATACTTTGGAATATAATTCTTATAAAGGCAATTATTCTCTTGTGGGTTTAAATAAAAATAGACAATTTACAATTAAAAACTTAGGTGATGGTGTTTTAAGACAATATGACACTGAAGCCAAATTTCTTGAATTTGCTGTAACAAAAAAACATCCTACTGATAAATTTACCGTAACAATACTTTCGGAAAAGCATATTTGTGAAAGCTGTCAGGGTGTTGTCAATCAATTTAAGCAGAGATTTCCTAATGCTACTGTTAATATTGTTTCGGGTAAAAAGGGATATAATGGCAGCGAAGAGGGATTGAAAACATGGAAACACAGAAAGAAGGTGAAATAACATATGGATAAGCACGATAAGTTACAAAGAATACCGCCTGATGAGTATTCTGAATGCGGTTATGCAGATACTAAAGAAATGTTTTATAAAGATTTTAATCGTTTTATCAATGAGGTTGATTGCTCTGTTCTTCAAGCAGTAAATAGTACATATTATCACGGCTATGATAATATTATGGATGAAAACGGCATGGATAAATTTATTGCAATGCTTGCCGGTATGTTATTTATGATTGAATACGATGATGTGAATGCAGATCAAGCCTACGGAACAAATTATGATATAAACGATTTTGAAACAGGTGAATATGATGATTTATTCACACCTGAAGATTTAAAGCTAATAAAGGCAGATATTAAGATTATAAAGGATTACTTATCAAAGCATCCTGAATTACTCGAAGATTAAGCACTTTGCAGTTGATTGCAAGGTGCTTTTTTATGCCTGTTTTTAGGAGGATATATGAGAAATTTAAAAATAAGCGTTGTTGATAATATAGTCAGAGTAATACCCGACAAGGTGCTGACCTCAGGAGAAGCAAATACAGTTGAATGCGATTTTATATTAGGTAAAGAATTTGACGGACTTATTGTCAAGGCTTCATTCAACGGTATTATCAGACCTGTTATTGACCGTAAGTGTACATTGCCTAAGTCAGATAACTCGGGCATTTATGAAATAGGAGTGGTAGGATATTCACTTGACAAAAACAATAAGCTTGTCAAACGGGAGAGCCCTGTCCCTGCAGCATACGAAGTGGAAACAGGCTCTTATTCATTGGAAAATGACAATGAAAACACACCCGAGCCGTCAGCTTTTGAAATCATGCTTGCAAAAATGCAGAGCATCTATGATCAAGGCAATCAAGGCTATATCCTGACCGAAGCAGACAAGCAGGAGATAGCGGAAAAGATACCGCAAAGTTATACAAGCGAAAAAGAGATACTGAAATGTATGATGCAGTCGGGAATCATCAGTCCGATTGCAATGAAGCAAAATACATTATTTACACACAAAAATAAAATACTTGTTTTTTAAGGAGGATGTTTTATGGAAAATACCGAAGGTTTAGAATTTATGGAATTAACCGATGTTCTGAAAGTTGAAAAGGCAAAGGAAACATCAAATATTCTGATTGAGGAAGACGGCGAAATAAAAAAAGTTCCGACAGGCGAAATCAGTAATGGTGAAGTAAAATGGATTACACTGCTTTTCCGCAGTTCAGCCTATATGATTTGGGACTGTTTCTTTGACGGAAGCAATTTTGATGGTGTTACAACTGACTGTGAAATTATTGACGGAAAGGTTGATTACAGTAATCTCAAAGATAAGGACGGCAATGCGCCTGTACCGATAAGCTGCGTGGAAATATGTGATTTGTGGAACAAAGGCAAAAACATCAAAGTTAAGGCTCTTTACTTTAATCGAAGCGAAGTTACGGATGAACAGTTAAAAACTGCGAAAAAAGAATCTTATATCGGTCAGGTTCTGGGAACAAGTTACTATCTATCACCTGAAAATAAAACCGCAGTCTATACTGTCTATGGCGCGCTTATGCATCCCTTTGCCTCCTCTATGCAGGATGCTTTCTTTGGCAATAATGAATATGTCCCGCTTGAAGAAGGGAATGACATATGATTGATATAATAATTCCTGTTTACAATAACAGTAAAAAGCTGCTCAGAGCTTTGTCCTCATTGGCATCGCAAACATCGGATAGATTTAAAACCATTATCATAGACGATTGTTCTTCTGAAGACTTAACCCCTGTAATAGACAGATTCAAGGATATACTGGATATTACATATATCAGAAACAACAGCAATATCGGAACAGGTGCGTCAAGACAGATTGGTATTGATAATAGCACAAGTGATTATTTCGTTTTTCTTGATTCTGATGATGTGTTGCTGCCGTTTGCAATGGATGAAATAGAAGAAATTATTTCTGAAGCTAAGCCTGAATTGGTTTTCAGCCCATTTTATATTACAAATAAGATAAGCGGCAAATTTGCCCTTATTAAACACAATGAGGGATTTACTTGGTGTCACGGAAAAGTTTATAACCGTGAAGTATTCAATAAATATGAAATCTGCAACAATCCCGAATACAGCAGGTGGGCGGATGACAGTTATTTGAACGCGCAGTGTCTGGAGTTAATGGAGATAACGATGTGCAAAGTCCCGTGGTATGTATGGGTGCAAAATAACGAATCCCTTACACATACTACAGAGCTGAATCGGGAGGAAAAGGATTTAATACTCCTTAAAGCTATGCTTGAGTCGGGACGCAAAGTGCTCCAGTACAAAGACAATGTAACGCATATTAATGCAACGATTAATAATCTATTGAAACAAATTCCTTTTGAAAAAAGGAGCAAAGAGCAGCAGTCACTCATTCTCAAATTAAATGAATTAAACAAGATAAGGGAGTGATTTTATTGATAAGTCTGAATAATATAAAAACACTTTTGAACGCATTGGAAATCAAGTTTGCAAAGAAAGACGAACTGAAGAGTAAAATATCATCTTTATCAGCTCAGATAAGCGATTCTGTCAATAATCTCAAAACGAATTTCAACGATAAATACAGTACGCAGAAAGCGCTTCAGGATATAGCTTTTGTAAATCTGACCGGCGGTAAAACTAATTTCAGTTATATGTTTCGGAATTATACGGGTACGTATATTCCACGTCTGAGTACCGGAAGCGGAAACAATTTTGAATCTATGTTTTATAACTGTAAATCATTAAAAACTGTTGAAGGATTATCAACAGTATATAATAAAACGCTTTATTTACAAAGTATGTTTTATAACAATTTATCGTTGGAAACAATATACTTCAGTATAGGCAACGGTCATATATCCAATATGTATTATACGTTTTACAATTGTCAATCCTTGAAAAATGTATATCTGGGCTATGAAGGTGTAGATGCATCTGTGGATTTTTCATATAGCCCGTTATTAACGTCAAACAGTATTAATAACATAATTTATGCTTTAAAAAACGGTGCAACAGGCTGTACATTGACTCTTCATTCTGATGTAAAGAATAAATTAACAGAAGCACAAATTGCAGAAATACATAATAAGGGGTGGACATTAGCGTAATGAAAACAAGTACATTAAATATTCAGGTTATAGAACCGTCAAAAAAGGAAAATTGGCTTACTAACGGGGAAACATTTTCACAAAAGGTTTATCTCGGAGTAAATGACAGCATAGATAATTGGAATGAGATTACCAATCGGGAAAAAGAGGATATCATTGCAAAACAGCTTGAAGATATTGAGAAAGCCAAATTAAGTTTTCAACAGGAAGATAAATAATAAATCGTAAAGGAAAATAAACAGCTCTTTGTGTGCAGAGGGTAAAGAACACTCATTCTTTCTTTTTTTCTGGAGAGGTGGGAAAGCCTGCCTCTCAAATTTTGTTAACAACACTTTGCTTTATTGCAAGGTGTTTTTTATTTCGTTTGCCGAAGTTCGTAAAAATCGGGAGTGGTTGTCCTTAACCATAGAAAAGGAGTAAAAATGGCTGATGAAACTAAAGAAGTTGAAGAAAAAACTTCCGAAACGCAGACAGAACAAAGCTCTGATAAGAAATACAGTGACGAAGAGTTAAACGGCATTGTAGCGAAAAGCAATTCTAAAACGGAGCAAAAACTGCTTAAAGCTTTAGGAATAACCGATGTTGAAAAAGCAAAGTCAATTCTTAAAGAAGCAGCAGAAAAGGAGGCTAAAGAGAATGACGGAACTGCCGAAAAGGATGAAACATTGAAAAAAGCTGTACAGCGAGCCGTAAGAGCAGAAGTCAAGAATATTTTAGCCGAAAACGGATTGACAGGTAACCGTGCTGAAAGGATGCTGGGCCTTATTAACCTTAAATCCTGTGCCGATGAACAGGGTGAGGTTAATACTGAAAGCGTTAATGCGGAGATTGAAGCGGTAAAAAAAGATTTCCCGGAACTCTTTAATAAAGAAAAGGAAACGAATCCCGGCTTTAAAATCGGCTCTGATGGTTTGCAGGAGGAACTGAAATCCAATGCAAAAGAACCTGTTCAAAACAAAAAACGCTGGAACAGATTTAATTATTAAGAAAGGTTAGGTAATTTATTATGCCAAATACAAACAATTATGCTGAAAAATGGTCTCCGAAGCTTTTGGAGATTATGCAGCAGGAATCATTATGTTCTCCATTTATCGCAACAAACGTTGAATGGCTGAACGCAAAAACATTTCATTTTACACAGATGTCAACAACCGGCTTTAAAAGCCATAAGAGAAGCGGCGGCTGGAACGAAGGCGAATACACACAGAGTGATGTTGCATATTCCGTTGAGCATGACCGTGATATTGAGTTTCTTGTGGATAAAGCCGATGTTGATGAAACGAACGCAACGGCTTCCATTAAAAATGTAGCTGAAACATTTCAGAAAACGCAGGCAACTCCCGAAACGGATGCACTCTTCTTTTCAAAAGTTGCGCAGAAAGCTATCTCTCTTGACGGTTATCACAGTGAAACACCAATCAAGAGCTATACAACAGCAAACGTTTATAAAAAGCTTAAAAGCTTTATTTCCGCCGGAAAGCTTCGCAGATACAAGGCAAAAGGTGCGCTTATTGTTTATGTAAGAGCTGAGATTATGGATTTGCTTGAGCAGTGCGATGATTTCACAAGAAAGATTGATGTAACAACAATTGCTGACGGCGGTGCAGGAATTGAAACAAGAATAACCGATATTGACGGTGTGCCGATTATGGAGGTTATTGATGATGAAGTCTTTTATGACAAGTTTGATTTCGATCCGGATGAGGGCGGTTTTGTTCCTGTAGCAAAGGCTGAAAAAACCGATACGCAGGAAGCAGCAGTCGGTTCAAAGAAAATTAATGTCCTTGCTGCCACCCCGATGACAACAAAGGTTGTACCGAAAACCGAAAGCATTTATTTCTTCGCACCGGGTGCTCATACAAAGGGTGACGGTTATCTTTATCAGCATCGCAGTTTGTCAGACGTCTTTACTTTCCCGAACGGTAAGGATAATAAGGTTGATTCTGTTTATGTTGATACAGATACCGAGGAATACACAGGATAAGGTGATTTTTTGAAATTCAAGCACGAGCAAGGCGGTATATGCGAGGTTGAAACAGATACCGCCATAGAAAGATTAAAAAACAATCCTGAATACACAATTCTTTCTGAAAATAAAGAAAAGCATATCTCTAAAAAGAAAGAAAATGAAAAGGCTCTGAAATGAAGCTTTATTCAACAGTAGAGGATTATATTATTGAATACGGCGGGCAAATGACAAACAGAAAGCAGATAGAAAACTATTTGCTGCTTGCAACTGCCGATATTGACAGAGTAACCTTTGGCAGAATTAAAACAAGGGGCTTTGAAAATCTGACTGATGAGCAGCAGGATCTTATTAAAAGAGCTTGCTGCCTGCAGTCTGATTATCTTCTGGAAAACTCAGAGAGTGACTGCTGTGACATAGCTTCTTACAGTGCAGGAAGTATAAGTGTCAGCTTTAAAACAAATTCTTCAAGCGAAGCGAGCAGAGAGAATTTCAGCGAAGATGCATATAAGCTTGTAAGAGCTACCGGTCTTACACACAGGTGTTTGTGATGAAAAGCAGGAGAAAATTAGCATTCCCGTCACACCTTCTTGTTACACCTTATAAAATAAAAATTTTTTCTAACGGCGTAACAAAAGAGGGAGGCAGTGAATGTATATTCAGCGATGAGGGTAAATGCATATTTACCGAGAAAAACCAAGTTGTCATTAACAGCGAAAGCAAGAAGATTCATTCTTCTGCTTTTTTTATTGTTAAAGGCGATATTGCAGCGGGTATTGTAAATCCTGCATCGGGAGAAGCAGAGATTGCAGCGGGCAGGTATGAAATTGCGGCAGTCAACAGATACAGAAACCCTGACGGAAGTGTTTTTTCAAGCGAGGTGTTTTTGAAATGAATGTTACAAGCAAAATAAATACGGCCGAAATAAAGTTTTTAAATCAAAAACTGCAATTGGGATTGATAAAAACAGCCGATGCAATTAAAACGGATTTGCAGCAGTCGCAGACAATGCCTTTTGATAAAGGAGCTATGCAGAATCGTTCAACATTTGTAGATGACAGCGATGCAAAAAACAGCAGCGTCAAAATTGTTTCCGACACGCCTTATGCAAGACGGCAGTATTTTCATCCTGAATATAATTTTCAGAAGGATCATAATCCGAACGCCGGGGCAGAATGGTTTGAGCCGTATATAAACGGGGAGAAAAAAGATTTTGCCCAAAAAGCTTTTGTGAGGTTTACAAAAATATGACGCTATATGATTTGTCACTCGATTTTGATGAGAATTTCAGTTTTCCCAAAATGTCAACTACAGGAAAAATAAGCGATGAAGAAATTGCAGTTTGTTTTTATAATTCAAAAAGACTGTTTCCGAAACACAGTTCAGTAGGCGGTAAGGAAAACAGCTCATATGATTTTAAATCCATAACAATTCTGTTAAGGTATACAAAAAACAGCCGAGAGGCAGAGAGAACAGCTTTAAGTATTCAGGATTTTTACAACGAAAGAAAAACAATTATAAATCAAAAGAAGGTTTGTTTCTTCCCGGTTTACCAGGAACCTATTTCACTTGGAACTGATGACAGCGGTGTATATGAATATTCTTTTGAAATAGATATTTATTCAGAAAGGTAAGTGATTTTAATATGTCTGAATCAACGCAGACAACAGGAGTAGTTCCTGCTTATGATACAAAGTTTGAAATTAATACAACGCCTAAAGGCGCTACACCAACATATAAGGAGGTTGCCGACCTTGAGGAAATGCAGATAACCGTAGACGGAACGGTTGTCGAATGGACTCCTTATTCCCAAAAGGGATGGACACGCAGAGCGGTAACAGGCAAAAAGCTGGGAATTGCATTTAAAGGAAAACGAAATTACGGCGATGCAGGAAACGATTATGTTGCAGGTCTTATCCTGAAAAAAGGTAAAGACGTTGAAACGGATTGTAAGGTGACAATGCCGAATGGAGATCTTCTGGAATTTCCATGTGTTATTAATACTACAAATGTTTTTGGCGGTGCTTCAACAGATTTGAACGCTCTTGAATTTGAGTGCTTGAGCGATGGAGAGCCGTCATTCACACAGGTCTAATCATTAAAAAGGGGTGCATATGCATCCCTTAAATTTTTATATTAAGGAGACAAAAAAATGGCTAAAAGAATTATTGATACAGAAAATAAGATCCTTGTAGGTGACAATCATCCCGAACTCAAAATCGGAGATAAATGCTACCTTGTGGATGACAGACAGAGCACTTGGGATAAAATGGGTGACGTACTTACAGGTAAAACACCTTCAGACAATCCCGATTATGACTTTATAAAGCTTGCACTCGGTAAAAAAGCGGCAGATACGCTTACAAAGGATATAACTGTAAAAGGTCTTGAAAGCCTGATTTTATATATAATTGCGGCAATACGTGATATTACCTTTGAAGAGGCAGAGGAATTTGTTAACGCAAAAAACTAAATGACTCTGATGTTTACTATGATGAAAAGTTTGATAAAAACCTGATTGTTGCAAGCTTTGCCGAGCAGTACGGGATAAGACTTTTGTCGGATGACTGCAATATTTCACACAGTGAATATATCGCTTTATTGACAGGAATCAGTCCTGACACGCCTCTCGGAAGAATAGTAAGCATCAGGGCAGAAACAGATTCAAAAGTAATATCGGAATTCACGTCTGCTGAAAAACGGATAAGACGGGAATGGATTGAATTTCGCAGTAAAAATCAAAAGAAGGAAAACAGAGAAAAAGAAAGAAACCAAACAAATCGTGAAATATGTGAATTTGTAAGAAGCATATTCGGTTAGGAGGTTTCTATATGGCATCAGGAGGAATGAGCGTAGGCTCCGTTTTTGTTGACCTGTCGCTTAATCAGGGTGCTTTTAATAAAAATATAGGCTCTGCAATCAAGAATACGGAAAACAAGTTTTCAAACGCCTTCTCTCCAACCGGTAAATTAGGCGGAACAATAAAAGGTTTCGGAAAAATGATTGCAGGTGCCTTTGCTGTTAAATCTGTTGTTAATTTCGGAAAAGAATGTATTGATTTAGGCTCTGACCTTGCAGAAGTCCAGAATGTTGTAGATGTTGCCTTTGGCTCAATGTCAAAAAAAGCTGACGCATGGGCAAAAAGCGCAATAACTGATTTCGGTCTGAGTGAAACCGTTGCAAAGCGTTATTTAGGTGTGTTCGGTTCAATGGCGACATCTTTCGGATTCACCACTGAGCAGGCCCTCGATATGAGTGAGCAGATAACCGGTCTTGTTGGTGATGTAGCATCGTTTTATAACCTTTCAAGTGATGAGTCTTATATAAAGCTCAAATCAATCTTTACAGGTGAAACGGAAAGCCTGAAGGATTTGGGCGTTGTTATGACGCAAAGTGCTCTTGATCAGTATGCTCTTGCAAACGGCTTTGGAAAAACAACATCTAAAATGACGGAGCAGGAAAAGGTAATGCTTCGTTATCAGTTTGTGCAGGAAAAGCTTGCAAACGCTTCGGGCGATTTTGTGAGAACACAGGATTCATGGGCAAATCAGACAAGAGTGCTCGCTCTTCGCTGGGACAGCTTGAAGGCTTCTATCGGACAGGGATTAATTAATGCGCTTACTCCGGTGCTGAAACTTATAAACAGAGTTATTGCACGTGTTCAGGTAATGGCAGATGCCTTTAAAACAGTTACCGAAAAGATTTTCGGCGATGCAGGCAATTCGTCGTCAGCAGTATCAAGCGGTGCAGATGCTGCAGCAGCAGGCATTGATAATATGGGGAGCAGTGCCGAAAATACAGCAAAAAAGATTGAAAAAATCAACAAAGCTATCGGCAAACAGGATGAGCTCAATATTATGAGCTTTGATTCGGGCGATGATTCCACAGACACAGGGGCTTCAACAGGAATTGATACAAGCGCCGTTGCCTCTTTAAATAACGCTCTTGAAAAGGAAAATCAAAACCTTGACAAGATAGCAGGAAATCTTGAAAAAATCAAAACACTTTTTAATGAGGGCGTATCTCTCGGACTTGGTGATTTTGATTCACAAGCCTTTGTCGGAAAGCTGAATAATATAAAAGAAAACATTAAGGAAATATTTACTTCAGACGAAGTACGCACCTCAATGAGCAACTTCAAAGACAGTTGTGAAAATCTTTTTGTTGCAGTGGTAGCCGCAACTGTTTCTATAGGTACAACAATTGCCGACAATATAGTTTCTGGAGTAGATAAATACCTCACAAACAGTAAAGATTATATTCAGGAACGCATTGCAGGAATATTTGATGCAAGAGCAAAAATTAACAATATCACCGCTGATTTTATAAAGGCATTTTCAAATGTTTTTACGGTGTTCAGAGGAGAAAATGCAAAAAATTGTACATCAAGTATTATCGGTATTTTTTCTGACGGCTTTTTAGGCGCTACGGAAGTATTGTTAAAATTCAGCGCCGATTTAATTGATTTGATTACAGGCCCTTTTGTGGATAACCAGGATAAAATTAAATCAATGATAGATGGTATCCTGAAGCCCTTATCAACCGTACTCGGCACGATTCATAACGGCGTGAAAAATACATTTGATTATTTTTCCGATGTATACGACAGAAAAATATCGCCTGCAATGACAGGAATAAGAGACGGCTTTTCCAATTTATTCGGTAATTTTATTGATAATTGGAACGAGCATATTAAGCCTGTTTTAGATAATATATCCACAAAATTCAAGGATGTTTACGAGGGTAAAGTACAGCCGGCAATCAATAAGGTGTCTGAGGCATTCGGTTCGTTTATGGAATGCGTAAGTGCGTTGTGGAAAAATGTACTGGAACCCTGCATAGAGTGGCTTAACGACAAGCTCAGCCCTGTTTTTGCTTGGATTGCAGATGTAATAGGTACTGCGCTTTTAGATGCTTTTGGCGATATAAGCGAAAAGATAGGAAATGTCTTTGAAGACTTGGGCGGAGTTTTCGATTTTCTGACGAAGATATTTACAGGCGAATGGAAAACCGAAATCAAGGCAAAATTTGCCGATACTAAAAATTCGCTTTCAAAGAAATGGAATAATATTACATCAGATATTAAAGACAAAAATGCAGAAATGAAAGCGAACATTTCTCAGAAGGTTGATGATCTGAAAAAGAAATGGAAGGAAAGAAGCAGTTTTGTACAATCAAAAATAGCAACTATGAAAGCAAGCTTTTCTCAAAAAGCTGACGATTTGAAAAAACAATGGAAAAATAGAAGCGATTTTGTAAAAGACAAGACTGCTAAAATGAAAGCATCCATAACTCAGAAAAAAGAAAATCTCACTAAATCGTGGAAAAATCTGACATCAGGCATTAAGGATAAAAAAATGAAAATTTCCGCTGCCCTTTCCACTAAAGCAGGAGAAGTGAAAAACTTTGTAAACAGTCTTATTGACAGTGTAAATAAAAACATTATTGCCAAGATTGGATTTTCAATTCAGGCGCCCAAATGGCTTGGCGGTAAAAAATGGAGCTGGTCCGCTCCGAAGATTAAAAGGCTGTACATGGGTGCGTATCTGAAGGCCAATAATCCTCAGCTTGCTTTTGTAGGTGATAATCGTACAGAAGGTGAGTTTGTTGCCCCTGAGAGTAAGCTTGAAGCTGCAGTAATCAAAGCGAATGAAAAAAGCAAAAGCAAAAATGCTTTGCAGGAAGGTAAATTTATTTTTGAAATACATGTTGTTTACGAAGACGGTAAGAAAATTATAAAAAAAATAAATGCCGCTCAAAAGCAGGAAGGCAAAATACTGCTTGAAGTATAGAGGTGATTATATTGGCATTAACAAAATATCAGGTTGAATTTAACGGGAAAATAATTGAGTTTGATAAAACGATGTTTTGGGATTATCCACAGGATGATACCGAGCAGAGCGGAGCAAATCAAAATAATGATTTAACAAGAGAGGTGCTGCCCGAGAGAATGAAATTGGGCGGCACTTGTCTTTATGCAGACGAAGCAACTATGAGTGAATTGCTCAAGGCAAGGGCAAAACACGAAGGTACGCTTAAATTCTATGACATCAGAGAACGGAAATGGAGGACAATTAAAGCCTATCCCGTGTCTGACGAAGCAAAGGCAAGTTATATTGACGGCTCCGGCAATTTTGTTTTTGAAGACTTTGAACTGCGTTTCATTCAAATGAAATCAACGGTTATTAATTTTTAGGAGGAATTATGCAGCAGGTCAGCGAAGCTTATTTAAATGCAGCAGCTAAAGCAACCCGTCAAACAATTTCAAAGATTGTAACAGGCGGAGTTACATATATTGATGAGCTTATCTCTCATCCTCAGATATCCATTGAAAACTCTTCTGTAGTAGGAGGTTTTCCCTCAAAAAAAGTTACCTTTGAAATGTATTGTGCCGAGAATATTAATCTTGTAAATGAAGATGTTTATGTTTACAGAGGTCTTTATTTGGAAGACGGAAGCATTGAATATGTTTTGCAGGGTATTTTCAGCGCAGGATCGGAAGATATTGAATTAAAGGATACTGCAGGAAAGGTTTTGTATACAGGCTATGACAGAGCAATCAGATTTGATGCAGAGCATAAGCCTAACATTCAATATCCTTGTACTTACGGTGAATATATTAATGATGTTATTTTAGGTACAGGTGTTGAACTTGCCGATAATGCCTTTCCCTTATCAGATAAGACAATTTCAAAAGCGCCGAATATAAGCGAAGGTACAAGCAAAAGGGAAATACTTTCTAAATTTGCAGAAATAATCGGTGCAATATGTGTTGTTACAAGAGAGGGGAAGCTCTCATTTTCACAGCAGAAGGAAACACCTGTTGTTTTTGACCGTAATTATTCTTCTTTGACAATGGAAAGTGTATCCGAAGCTGTTAATCAGATTATTATCAGATTTGATGATTCGGAAGATATTGTTTATCCAAACAATATAAGCAATTCTAAATCTGTATGCATATATAATAATCCGTTTTGTGAAAACATAGCTGATTCAGAAATAAGCATGATAGCTTCAAATATAGTAGGAAAGCTTTGTACATCCTTTGAAATGACAGAGGCAATAGATGATTATTATATTGATCTAAATGATATTGTTACCGTTATTGATAAAAAGGGTAATGCAAACAAAGTCAATATCTTATCAAATGTTTCTGCAGGAAGAATAAAAGCAACCTTTAAGGCGGATGTACAGGTTGAACAATCAGCCGGTCTTGAAAACAGTGTAAAGGAACGCGTTAAATCTGCTGAAGCCCAAATTAAGAAATTAGACAGCATGAGCTCTGATTTTGCAAAAAGTATCGAAAAAGCAACGCAGGTAATTACAGGCGCAGCGGGCGGCTGTGTTTCAATGCTTGACTTAGACGGTGACGGTCAGCCTGACAATTTCTTTGCGGGACAGCATCCTGTTGACTGGACCGCAGGGAGCGCATGGAGAACACAAGGCCCGTGTATTCGCGTTAACTATAAAGGTATAGGCGTATCGACAAGCGGCGCAGACGGACCTTATGAGGATTTTGCCGTCTATTATGACGAAACGCTTAAACAGTATGTTACAAATGCATCTCTTATTAAGTCGGGAATACTGCAGGGTATAAAAATAATAGCCGACATGGGAGTTATAGGCGGCTTAACAATCGGAAAGTGGACGGATGAAAACGGGGTTACACATGACGGATTGAAGAGAACGTTTCTTGTTAACGGCAATTATTATACTTTTGCCATTGACGGCACCGGCGGAACAGGGGACCACACGCCTTATTTGCTGCAGTTATATTTAAGTGATGAAAACGGAAATGTAAAATCTAACCATTATACGTTCGCATTGGGCATAAATGGCAGCATAGAGCTCCCGGAGCTCTACGTCAATAGAATTTATTATAAAGGGGAAGTCGGATGGGTGCCTGTTATATACAGTGAATATTTTCAGGACTATTCAGAAGGTCAAAAGTTAAAATGGAGAAAGTCAGGCGATAGGGTTGAAATAAGAGGAGCCTGCAAACCGAAAACAACCATAACAGGCAGTGCAACACAATATACAATTGCAAGCCTCGGAGAATCATTAGCGCCCTCGTCTATGATTACGGTACTGTGTCAGGGCTCATCATCAGCGGTTTGGCTGCTTCAAATTAATACTTCCGGCGATTTGACATTTTCAAGATACAGAGAAGGCGCTGTATATAAGGATGTATCAAATAATGTTTGGCTGCCGATACATGTAACATATTTTTTGGATTAATTATAAAAACAGAGTTTATAAAGATGCATTGATATTAAATTGTAAAGGAAAGTGAAAATGATAAGCGAAATCATAGTCGCACTGATAACAGGGGGATTGTCGTTTCTCGGCGTTGTGATAACAAATATCAGTTCAAGCCGGAAAATGCAGTCGAAAATAGAAAAGCAGCAGGCAGTCACGGATACAAAGCTTGAGGAGCTTACAAGAGAAGTAAGAGAGCATAACAACTTTGCCCAGCGCGTGCCTGTTCTTGAAGAAAAAACCAAAGTAATGAATAACAGAATAAAGGATTTGGAGGAATATCACAGATGAAAAAACAGCACTGAAAAGCAGCGCTGTTGACAAGAAAAATTGAATCATGTATAATTTTGACGGATAAGGGAAACTGCCGAATACGGTAGGCGGTGAAATCTTGCCCTCGAAAGGGGGCTGAGCCAATGGAATATTTAACCTTAACAGTTATAATCCTATTTGCAGCAACAGGCTACATACTGGCAATAAAAAAGAAATAGCCGCCCCGTCCTGAGAAAACGAGCGGCTATCAGCTAATCACTCGGGGCATCACCGTCTATCCGGAAAGCCCCTTATCTACTGTCATATTAACATATTCTTTTCAAATTGTCAACGGTCCTGCAAGGGACTGTTTTTTTATTAATTATGAAAGGAATATTTATTATGAAAGAAACACTGAAAACACTCGGAATAACGAGAGAAACAATCAGAAGAGCAGCAAGAACATTCATACAGGCGATTATTGCTTATCTTGCAGTAAACCTTGTTGCAGTCGATTTCACAGCAGAAAAGCAGGTGATCAGGTCAGCGCTTATCGGTCTTGCAGTATCGGCGCTTTCCGCAGGCATCTCGGCTGTTATGAATCTGCAGAAGCCTGAGCAGCTCGGCGCAGGGAAAAACACGCTTTCTTTCAGTGAGTGGGTAAACAGGTATAAGGGCAGAAAAACAGACTATGACGGCGCGTACGGCGTGCAGTGCGTTGACCTGATTGACTGCTACATAGACAGATGCCTCGGACTGAAAAAAGGCTTCTGGGGCAATGCAAAATATTGGTGGCTGAGCAGAAAGGAAAGCAAATGGCTGAAGGATAACTTTACTTTCATCACACCAAAGTATAAAAACGGTGAGCTTAAAAAGGGTGATATCGGTATAAGAACCAGCGGTACATACGGACATATCTTTGTAGTTGCCGAGCCTGTTTCAAACGGTAAGTTTAAGTATTACGACCAGAACGCAACAGGAAACGGCGACAAAATGACCTTGAGGAGCAAGCCGTATACAAAGGATTACATAAACGGCGTTCTCAGACCAAAGAACAGGGAATCGCTTGTATCACCGCCAAAGCTCAATTCGGGAATATACACCCTTACCAATGTAAGAGGTGTATACAAAGGCGCAGGAGCAAAGACAGGCAGGAAGAAGGTAAAAGACCTTACGGTTAATGCAAGGCTTCACACAACGTCAAAGAAATCCTCAGCAGACGCTTACCTCAAAGCAAATACAAAGGTGACAATCCTTGAAACAAAGCTGATCAGCTCAGGCAACCTCTGGGCAAAAATCCCCTCAGGCTGGATATGCATATGGGAAAAGAATATTGATAAAAAGTTTGTGAAATAAATTTATCCCCCTCTTGATTGAGGGGGATTTTTTGTTTTATTAGAATTGTCTATCAGCTAAATGCAATTCCTGTTTAAGCGCATTTGCCAATATAGCAGATACATTTACTCCGCTTTTTTCTGCTTCGTAATTTATCCAAGACGGCAAGGTTACATTTCTTCTGACGGTTTTCATAGAATACTGTTTTTTATATTCGCTGTAATCTACATCAACTAAGGTTATAAATTCATCATCTTCACACTTTATTCCACTTAGTTCTGAAGCGTCAGGAAAAGGTTTATTATTATCTTCGTCAAGTGTTAAACATTTCAAGCCGATAGCATCTCTTGCCATTTCAATTGCATCTGCGATTGTTTCGCCTTCAGTGTTTATTTCTAAATCAGGAATATAAACATCGTAATACTTATCAATTTTTTCTTTGCTTATAATTACAGGATAAACAAGTTTCAT